CAACGTTCCGTTTTCGCCCGCTTGCCGCGTTTGTTTTTGAAACTTGGCCCGCCGTTCGTCCCCGAGTAGGTGTTCGGCGAACGACATTAAATCGGCCTTTGTGTAATACGTTTTACTTTTCGCCATAAAAATATATTAAAATATATCTTTTCGGACCCTGGTAAAATATAAATGGTTGTTTGTCAAACAGTTAACCAGGGCCGAAAAAATACGTTTATTTTTCTATTCGTTGGATAATACGTTCCAATTCCTCCAGGATTGGCAACGAGGCAACGGCCGCTTTAACCGCTTTATATTCCCCCATTAATTCGAGGTCCATTCCGTCCAAAAAATTTCGGGTTCCCTGGAGTTTTCCCAGGATTTCCGATTTTAATTGTGCATAATTGGCCGCCTTTTGGCGTAACTCGTTTAAAATCTTTTCGTTTTCGGCCTTGTATTGGTTCAAATTGTCCATTGTTTGACGTTTTAAGGGGACCAGGCGGCCCCCGTTTGGTTTTACATATAACGCGCGGCGTCGGCGTTTAATTCGGCGTAATACTCGGCCCAATCCTCGCGACTATCTCGGAACGTTTCGTCGTCCGCGTTGCAATAATCCGCGATCGCGTCCAGGATCGCCGATTCGTACTTTAATTTTGCTTCGAAATTACCCTCGGCCCCCTCAACGTTTATAATTGTGATTTCCAACTCCTCGCGGTTAACGTCCAGTACCTCGGCGTTTACTGAAATATACCAACGGTCGTTAACTGTTAATTCGAAATTGTGGTCGCCGTCTTGGCGTCCGAAATAACCCGTATTTGTTATTTTAAAATTCATCGTTTGAAGTTTAACGGGGGCGCGTTGCCCCCTGGTTATTATACTAATTTGATTCGCGCAATTTTCGTTTGTTTCGCGCCGTTGTATTCCTCGTGGTTTTTAATCGTCCCTTTTACCTTTACCGTTTGCCCCTTTTCGATATCCAGGAACGCCGACCCAAGGTAAACGACAATATTTCCGTTTTGATCCGTGAACGAATACAACCTCCAAACGCCGAACGCGCCCTCGCCGCTATTGAAGTAATTTAACGTTAACTCCAACTCCAAACGATCCCCAACGGTCCCGATATAGTCGGACGACGCCTTGGCCTTTTCCGATTCTCTTTTTTTGTTTAAATACTTAATTTGGCCGATTGCGCGTCGGTGCAATTTGTGGGCGTTGGTTCCAATATAACGCGCGTTATCGTTTTCCAAAAACGCCTTGGCGTCGTCCTCGAATATCTCGAAACGCTCCAACAATTCCTCGACAATAACGCTTCGTAACGCCTTGTTTTTTGTGTTGGCTTGTTGCCCGAATAATCGCCAAATTTGCCAAGTTTCCAACGTGTAAACGGATTTTCCCTTGTTGTAACCCGCGCGTACCTGGTCCGCCGTGTAATCCTTAAATCGACTTTTACGGATATCCCCCAACTCCATATTTGGAGCGGGTAAAGTTACGCCCGTAATTTCCTTGGCCTTTTGGATCGCCTTTTCCAAGTCGTTGGACAACGTCGCGATATGGCAATCCACGACGTAACGTTCGCCGCGACTGTTATAACGTTCCTGGTTCGAACGTAAAGTAAACATTTTTTGCCCTTGTCCCGCTGAAATAAAATAATTTGATTGTACCATTTTTTCGTGTTTTTTATTGTTTGACATACCCAAATATACATTTTTAAATTGAATAATAGACAATCCAAAGAAAAAAAACGCTTTTACCCGAAAATATTTTTAAATAACGCTTGAATAAACATTGATAACCCCGCCAAACAGTCGGGCGCGTCGTCGTTTTTGTTTTTGCCCTCCTTACTAAACGAGGCGACGTTGTCCATAAATTGGAGGTATTGCGGGCGGTCGTCCTGGACGAATACAAAGTTATTAAGGATAAACGCCGATTGCATTATTATCCGCGTTATTTTGTTCGTTGCGTTTCGGACGGGTAAAATACGCGTTTTGGTCAACTTTTGGAGGGTCCGCGCGAACATTGCGCCCATACTGTTGGACTCAACGCGGCAATATTGGACCCCGTATTTATCGAGCATTGCGGCAACTTGCGGGATTGAAACGTCGGTATTGTCCCGAGTAAACAAAACGTCCACGACGTAAACTCGGCCCCCAACGATCGCGGCAACGGCGGCGGCCGTGTAGTCCTTGCCCTCGTCCGCAACGTCGACGTACGCGACGAAACCGTCCTCCAGGGTTTCGCGGTCCTTATGTTGAGGGTTAAGGGGTTCGGGTTTAATACGTCGTTTGTATTCCTCGCGGGTTATTTGCTCCAGGTTTGAGAATAAACGCCCCTCCAGGTCGACGGGTTGTTGCATATACTCGGCCAACCAAATTTCCTTTGGCGTCTGTTTTCGTTTCTTTTCGTATTCCTCGGTTGTTAATACGTCCTCGCAAAACGATTTCCCCTCCTCGTCCAGGGCGGGAACAACGACCGATCGATCGTAAACGCCCGCGTCCATTTGCGCCCCGATAACGTCGTTACGCGTCCAACGGGTCCCGATATCGATACGCGCGCAACCCGACTCGAACCGCGAATCGTGGGTCGCCTCTTTCCATTGGTGGACCCGATCGTTAACCGTATCCGACAACGCGTCCTCCATACCTCGGTATAAATCGTCGGTTATTGCAACTTTTGACGCTCCAAAACCAATAATTGTTCCGCCAACGCCCGCCCCGAAATATGAAACCATACGGGCCGAGTCGGTATTCCAACCGTTTAAATTGGATTTGTCGGGGGATAACCTCGCGGGGAATACCTCGGCGAACGCGTCCGACTTGAAAATCGCCCGAACGTCGTACGAAAATTTTTGGTATAACGTCGCCGTACACGTGTTTCGCATAACGGATTCGGTCGGGTAACGTCCCAATAACCAGGCGCAAAACAACGACGTAATATACGATTTACCCGCCCTTGGGGGTAATGATACGGACAACGCCTTTATTTTGCCGTCGGCGATTTCCTGGAACGCGTCGGCGATCTCTTTTAAAAACTCCCTTTTCGTAAAAAACTCGGGGTCGTAATGTAAACAGAAAAACCAAAACGAACGCCGCGCCCGCTCCAATCGTAATAAATGGTTAATTTTTTGGCTCCGATTCATTAATTAAACGTTCCAATTCGTCGTTTGTAATATTGGACAAGTCGGGGTAATTATTGTTAACGTTAACGTCGACGTTTTCTTTTGGTTTGCCAAATAGGTGTTCCGCAATAAAGATTTGGCCGCGGCTCGAAGTTTCCCACAATTGGACCAAAATATCGATTTTGGCCTCCTGGTCGTCCTCGTTGCCCGTTATACGTTTAACCGCCTCGACAAAAAGGTTATTTAATTTTTCCTCCTCGTGTTTCGGTTTACGGCCCGCCCCTTGGCGCGCTCCCCCGTTGCTCCTCCTTCCGTCTGTTTTTCCTTTTGCCATAATTGAAAAAAATATCGATTAATCAATTATACAAATTTTTTAAAATATGCGCGCCAACGTCCAAATTAAAACGACCAGGGTAACAACCCCGATTCGATACAACATTGGAACAATTAAGCGCATATCGGCGAAAACGTCTTGTATTGGATAAACTCCTCGCCAAAATATCGGAACGCATATTACGCGGTCGATAATGTATAATAAACCAAGTATCGGAACGAATAACGCCCCGCCAATTATTTTAATAATGAGTAACAAACGATTTTTTTTCGGTTGTTGTTCTTTTTGTGTTGTTTCCTCCATAATTCAAAAGTAAACGCCCCCGTATTAATACCGCCTTGGCAATTTGGATTAATAGGTCGGGGGCGTGGGTTAACTACGATTCAAATTTACAAAAATTAATCGCCGTTCCCGTCTGTTAATTCGGGGTTGCGTATGTCGCCAAATGTTACAAGGAAACCAACCAAGGATTTTTTGGCCTCGGGTTCCCTCCATTGATCGCGCAACGTTAATTCGTTAAACGGTGTTTTTTGTTTTCTTTTCCTGGCCTTGTTCATTGGTCCGCCTTTTTTTTGGGTTGGCCTTTTAATTGGTGGTTTAAATGGTCGCCCAATTTTTCCAACCGTTGTTCGAATTTCGATTGCGTCCTCGGTCCTCGGGTTGTTTTATATTCGTCGTAATTATCTCGGCTAAGGGACCAGGAAAACAGAACGAACGACAACCAAAAACCAATAAAGGAAAAGGCCGTCCAAACGATCGCCCACCAATTAAACGGGTTGTCCCCGTCGGTTGCAATGAATAAAACGAACTCGACAACGGCCCAAATTGCGCAAAGGATCAACGCCGCGCGCAATATCCAGGTTAAAACGGCGCAAATTAAAGTTTTCATAATTACGCGTTATTGATTAAAAACTCGCCAATTTTGGATAACGATTTCGTCGTTAATCCGCGTTCGCCTCGCATAAATAACAGTAATTGCGCGGGGTGTATTCCCGCCCCTTTTGCAACGCTCGATATTGTTTCGTTTGGCTTGCGTTTTAAATAGGCGTTAATCAACGTTTGAGTATTGGGGATAATATCCGATAATTGTTTCGGGTTCATAATGTAAAATTTTAATCGTTAGTAATTCCAACGGTAAACCATAACCAGGAAATACAAAACCCGTTTAAAGTTTTACCGCGCATAATAAAGGCCGTCGGCCATACGTATATAAATCGGTCGTCGCTCGACCATTGATTCGCAAAATAAATTCGTAATTTTTTCATTGGATCAAATAACGGGGGGATCGGGTCCCCCCTGGTTAATAATTAAAACGGCAAGTCGTCGTCGTTTGCCTCCTCGTTTTTGTGGTTGAGGTCGTCCGCCGTTCGCGGTCCGTTGTCGGACATTTGCCCGCCGATCGGTTCGACCCTCCAGGCCTCCAAGGTATTAAAATACTTTATTTCGTTTTGTGGCGACGTCCAGGCGCGGCCCCTTAAATTAAACGAAACCTCGACCGTTTGTCCGATCGCCAACGCGTCCAATATTGCGGTTTTGTCCTGGACCGTTTGAAAAATCAACGTTTGGGGATACATTCCCGACGCGTCCTCGATAACGAAATCGCGTTTGATAAATTTTTCCGTTACTTGTATCGCCTCCATAATATCGACGATTGTTCCTTGTACTTTGTGCATAACTTAAAATTAAACGTTTGGAATAATTGGGGCCGCGTCCATATTCGCGAACAACTCGGCCAACCTTTTATTGTAATACTCGCGGCATAATTCCACGCGGTCGCGGATCGCTTGTTCCGCCTTTTCGTCGTGTTCAACTTTGAACAACTTAACCCGTAACGCGTCGGGTACGTGGTCGAACTCCATTTGCCAACGTACACGGTTTTCGATTTCGTCGACTTGTTCGTCGGTTGGTTCGATAATCTTTTCGCGCCAACAAGTACGGCGGATTTCGTCTTGGATAATATCCTCGGTTGCGTTGGTTAAACAATACGCAACGTAACCAACTTTTCGGCCCGTTAACGCCATATAACCGCGCAATTGCCATTCGTACGCCTTGTCGGGTAATTCCTGGGCGAACCAAGGGAACGTCGAACCGCTCCAAGGGGTTTTTACGTCGATAACGGGTTCGTCCCCCAATACGTCGGGCGTACCTCGTAAAAAGTCGTTTTTAAACGTTGTTTCGTTCTTTTCGATACCGAATAACCCGCCGACCTTTTTTAATAGGTCGATCGAGTCTTGTTCGCACTCGTTACCCTTGTCCGTTTCCTTGCTCCAAAACTCGCGATTGATTCCGAAAACGTCTTTTAACAATTGCTCCTCGACGACTGTTTTAGCGGTTTTCGATAACTCGGGTTTTGCGTCGCGTTTGGCGATCAATTGGTCCCGCTTTTCCGCTTGCTTTTCGGTTAACTTAACTTTGGACAATAGGCCCTCCAATTCGGCCAATTGCTTTTCGGTAATTGTGGCCCCTCGGGCCTCGGTCATTATTGCCCCGATCTTTGAGGGGCGCGCGTAAAAAATGAATTGTTTTTCCATTGTGTTTTATTGTTTGACGTTTACAAATATACGTTTTTAATTAATATAAACGTCGGGTTATTTGCTTAATTGTTTTAATTGTTCCTCGCTTAACGCGTAATCGTTTTTTAACGATTCCTCGGTATATTTCCCCGCCCCGATCGCCTCTTGGGCCTTGGCGAATTGCGCGTCGTTTAACGTTTGTTTTTTCTTGGTTGGCTCCTGGGGTTTTGTGTTCTCGGCGTCGTCAATTTTCCCCGTTGGAACCATAAACAAATACAACAACGCATATTTTAACGCATACGTCGTGGATTTTCCCGCGCTTTTGTCCATTGAGTCGACCCCGTGTCCGTATCCCGCAACCTCGATTTGTTCGCCCGATTCGTGTATTAACGCGTATTTCGTTCGGACCTCTGTAAATACCTCCCGTTTGCGTTTTACGTTACCGTTGAACGTTTCCTCCCAGGTGTTAACCGTCGTCGTTGGCTCGATCCCAATTGGTACGATTGCAAGGCCCGCGCGTTCCATTGCTTGGCCGATTTGGAATTTAACGTCCTTGTCGGATACGGCGTTAAACGCGAACCGACCCTCGCCGACTTGGGTATTTTTTTCAATATTCCGAACCTCTTTTGTTACCTGGTTAATTGCTCGAACCAAATTTGGCGTTTTGTACTCGATCGGGTTTGGTTGTTTAACGTAATGATTGTCGAATAAACGTTGCATAATCTCGGGGTCCTTTATTGCCTCGGCGATCGTTAAATCCTCGATCGGTTTTGGCTCCTCCTGGATTTTTACGTCCTCGCATTTTTTAGGCATATTCGAAACCCCTTTGTTTTCCTCGAATGTTAATTCGTTTTGCCCGTCCTGGGCGTTGTTCTTATTGTTTGACATAATATAAAATAAAGCGGGGGCGCGTGGCCCCCTGGTTAATTATTGATTATTAATATAATTGCAAAAATTCAATAATATTTTTTTCAATTTTACCTTTGATTCCTTGTTGGCTTTTGGGTATTTATCCTCGATAAAATTATCGATATCCCGTTCGTTTTTTACCTCGTTTAACGCCTCCATTATTGATTTACTCGACGGGTTAAAATTTTTATTGTTTGACATAATGAAAATTTAAAGGGGGACCAGGACGGTCCCCCGTGGTTAATTACTTGTTGTATTGCTTGCAAAGATTCAACGCGAAACGTTTTTGGTTTTCGAATTGAGTATCCCCAAAAGGAAAATACCAAAACGTATTTAATAATTGTCGAACAAAACTCGTTTTAAACCCGTTTTCCTGGATTGGTTCGGCGTTTTCCAATACCGCCTTTAACTCGTCCGTTGTTGTTGTTTGCTCAATCTGTGTTTGTAATAAAGATTCCATTTTTTTAACTGTTTTATCGTTTGACATACACAAATATATATTTTTAAATTAAAAAATACAGTATCGAAACAATTTTTTTTCGTTAAAGGTGGTTTTTTTTGCTTTTCGCCTATTTTCCAGGGTTTGGAGGGGTGTTTATTGCCTCAATTTTGAACGAAATAAACTCGGAACCCCTGGGGACCTTGGCCCGTTTAACGGAAATTTCGTCGATATGCTTATCGTTAAACCCGTATTTCGCTTGTAAAACGTCCTGGAACGGTTTAACGGGGTTGTCGATATCCGCCGAGGGGTTGGACAACCCGAAAACGTATTCGACGCGATACGGCGGCGGGGGTAACTCCAGGCGCGGCAATTTACACAACAACGCGAATTTATAACGTTTGTATTTTTCGGTTTTGTATCGTTTACCCGAATAAGCCTCGTTAACCGATAACGGTTTAATATCGATTCGCATTTAATCGGGGATTAACATTTGTATTTTATACCCGAATTTTTCTTTTAATACCTTAACCGCCCGCGACGAATTGGCCCTCCTAGCCGA